GGCTAGTGCGTCATTACCTTCTCTCTGAGCCTCTACGGCACGACGCCTTAAATCAAGAACCATATCCTCATTAAGGTCTTCACCAAAAGAAGCTATACCTTCTTTAATATTTTGAAAGACTGAAGCAAGTTCTCCAGAATCATCAACCATATTGGCTAACGTGGTTCCGAAATCTTCACCCTCTACAGAAGCAATGCCAAAAGCTTCAGCAAGGTTGATACTTTCTCTATTAAGTTCAACCTCCTCTTTTTTCATTCCTCTAATTTTATCAGCCGCTGCTCCAGTCCACCAAGAAAATAATTTCGTGCCTTCCACAAGACCCATAAGTGTAGGATTGCCGCGAGCCATAGAATCATACCACGCGACAGTTGATTTATTTGCTTCATCTCCACCGCTAGCAACCTCTTGCATGATGAGAGCTAAGTCTTCTTTCATACCATAAGCTTCAGTAGCCGCTGGCATGAAATGTTGGCCCATTGTGTTGGATAACCCCTGCATGGCAAGATCTGCACGACCTACAGCATCAGCGTAATCAGCAGAAGCCTGTACGCCCTCTTCACTCATAACTCCACCGAGTATTTTAGCCTCATCTTGCAAGGACTGAATACCCTGAGAACCCTCTAAAAGAAGAGGTAACATTCTACGTGCTAATTCCTCTCCATATTCTTCAGTAGCAATAGATAAAGCTTCTTGCTGTGACGTAGCTGCAGATACCTTATCAGCCATTTCACCAAAAGATTTACTAGAGACAGTTATAGCCTCTTCTACAGCGTCAAATTCTACCCCAGTCTGGTTGGCCGCGTGTTCAAGTCCCTGCAAAGCCTCTGCAGATTCACCAGATCGTATAGCCATGTTATGAAATCGGTCTCCAACCTCTGCAGTAGAAGATACAAGAGCGTCTATAGCCATGACAGCAGCAATAGCACCCGCCACAACAGCACCAAGCCCAGATACAGCACCCATCATAGAATCTTTCATATCCATGAATGATTGTGTCGTACCTGAGCTATCTTCTCCTAAGTCTTCAATAGACCCCGAAGCATCGTCAGCTCCAGAACCTAAATCTCCCAGACCACTATTTGAAGAATTTGCAGTATTTTCTAAATCTTTTAACGATGAAGATACTTCATCTATCGAGCTTTCAGCATCACCGATATCAACGGTAAGGCCCAACTCCATTGTTCCTAAACTTGACATGTTGGCTCCTTATTTTTTATGAATAATCCGCTGATGCGCCCAAAACTCCCTAATCTCGTACATATTCCAGGTATCTAGTATCTCGTCCGGTAGTACTCTGTAGTTCATCTCCCTGGACATATCCCACAGCATCTTCCTACCGGACTCTTTTAGTTTTTTTCATCACCTTCGATGTCTTCTTTGCTTTTTGTCGTCAACTCTTTAATAGCATTGGAGAGCTGAGCTAAGATTCCATCTTTATGAGCTGAAGATTCTGCCAACGATTCGATATGCTCTTTTGTGAAGAAGGGATCTCCTGTAGGAGCGTAGTACACACACTCAATAAGGAGGTCTTCATAAGCAACTCCATCTCTAACATTCCCAGATTTAATAGCGTCCAAGGAGTGTTTAGCTCTTGGTGCTCGAACTTCGAACTCTACACCATCAATTGTGAGGTGTTTTACGGGTCCGCGATAAGTTCTTCCATTGAACAGCGATTCTCTTGCTTCTTTTAGGTTCATTTTACCCATTTTCTTTTCCTTTTTATTTTATTTTATTTTATTTATAAGCCACAACGACCTGATCCCCAGATAAATCTCTAGGAGCAGCGCCGATATAATCACAATTACTATTCACCAAATCATCAACAGCTTGACTTAGGGCTTGTGTAGTGAACATTGCTACAGCTCTTCTTGTGAAGCTAGCTGTAGAGTCAGGAGAATAACTAATAACGAAAAACTCTCTATCATGTAGTAATTCTTTTAATGTTTTTTCTCCTGTATCCTGCGGCGTATTTAATAATTGGAGAGCACTTACACTCCCTTCAATATCAGTCAACCCAGGCATTCTCTGCATGTTAGAATCTTGAAAAACAGTTATATCTAATTCTTGTGAAGTTTCAGTAAAAGAAACTTCCCTAGCAAGAGCAAATCTATACTTTGGAAGATAATTAGCATCTACTGTTACGGTAACTGTCCCAGGGTCTACGTTGAAAACGACAGTCCCAAAAAGATAGTTAATAGTGTAGTCACTGGCAGATACTGCAGAACCATCTACCTTTACTGTGACTGATTGTGTCCAATCCCAAATATCTTTTGAGGAATTAGCCACTTCGTATGTTACTCCATCACCTGAATCAGATAAGGATTCTGCAGTCATAGACAGAGTATCCCCTGTGAGGAATAAATCTGCGTTATATCCGGCGGTTGCACTCATTTTTTTCTCCTTATATTATTCTAGTGATTACGGTTCTGCAGAGACAGATCCATTAGCTAGTGCGAAGCTATATTCAACGACAACTTTGTCATCGACAGCCTGACTAACACTAATAGAAGTGACCATACATTCAGCAGACCATCCACTCGTTCCATCAGGAAGATACTTCACTATAATGTTATTTCTTGCATTTTTCTCAGTTCTGATAGCCGCTTGGCCAGTATCTGAGCCATTGTAATTGGCGGAAACTGAAAACGTTGCGTCTCCAAGACCATAAATTCTCTGGTTATTAGTGTCACCAAACTCTGTGGCGTCCAATTCTGCCATCGTATCATCAAAAGATACGTTATTTGCTCCACCGATAGGATCATAACTTGATCCATCGTCAGTAGAGACCTCGATTGTTCCATTAAAACCTGCTTGTGCTGTCATTTGATTCTCCTATATATGTTCTGGGGATTATCTGGGGTATAGAACATTATTATAACATTTATTAAGTGTTAGTAGTAATGTTTTTATTCTTGTGAAACTACTGTGAAATTAACTGAAAATTTATATCGATCACTATCATCAATAGATAGTCTAATAGGTGGTGCATTGGGCCTGATTACCAGGGTCCCTGTGGGCTGTGCGTTCCTAAGTATATCATAAACGTCGTCTGCCAGTATTTGGACAGTAGACTCCTCGTTAGGGTTTCCTCTTACCATAATCTGGATAGAGGTCTGGTGGATCTGTTCTGTGGTTCCAAACATCGACTCTGGTTGTGAGCCTCCATATGAAGCAACAAAGATACTTTGGTCGGGTATATAAGAGGATGAGGGCTTTTCTGTGCCTGTAAAAACATTTGTAAAAGAATTATCAATTAAAAATTGTCTTATAATTGTGGGGTAATCTCTCATTTAATTTTCTCCCTTAGGATTCTTTCAACAGCAGCAGCCACATCAACTTTAACCAGTGCATTTTCAAGAAATTTATATCCTTCAGAGTCTGGATTTTCATGAACATCTGCGGCATAGTTTTCGTCATAACTTATTGTAGTAGTATTACCCTCAGCAGTAACTGAGCCGCTTTCTTTTAGGTTTCCAGAGACTACAGGAACATTGCCCTGGGACTTATCAAAGATCTCATTAGAGGCTTCTTCAGCACCTTCTCTCATACCTTCTTCAAGATCCATTTTGAGCTTTTCAAGAGCATCATAAATACTACTCATAGTGTAATCTCCAATAGGGAGGGCCCACCGAACCAGCCTGCGGATTTTTTAACTCCTGCAGGGATATAGGTGTCTCCATTTGGTAGTGTGATTCTATCTTCTGTGGTTATATCTGTGTCATCTGTCTTAATGATATGGTTAGCGTCGATAAGAATTCCATTTGAGCGAACTTTTCCTGTTTGAGAAAGTATTTTACATTTAACATTTCTTTTTGTACCAAATGTAGGTTTCCCAGAAAGGTCAACACCTATAGGTGATTCTACTCCAATGGTATCTGTGTATGCTTGTTTAAAAGGATTCATATTACTACCACCTTTTTATATTTTTTAATAACTTTATCAAAAGAAAGATTTCCACTGGCAGATTCAGGCCCAGGATTACCATAAGAAACAGAGTCACCGAGCACAGACATGGAAGTTATACTCATATCGCGCCCTTTTTGGTAATATTCGGCCGAAACAAAGGCGATTACAGCCTGTTCAATGTCATATGGAAGGGTCCTGGTCAGTGTAGCGTCTCCTGAGGCTTGTTCTGGAGTCACATATCCGGCATTATAGGTAACTTTATAGGTATATTCTTCACTAGAAGGATAAAAATTAATAGTATTTCTTTTACTAATTTCTGTAGCAGTCCAATAAGAACCTTTCTTTCTGACCCAGCCGAGATCTGCGCGCTCTATCTCATAATCATCAGCATCTACTACGTCTCCAGAGAGGTCTATCTCTCCAATGGAGATGAGTGGTAAGGCTTTTGAAAGGACGAGACGTTTTGAGCCGTGAATTACTGAAACTTTTTCTTCAATATCTTCTTTAAAAAACCATTGATAATCTGTCATTTTTTCAAAAAGATCTGAGACATAATTTATTTTACTTTCTAAAAAGAAATCATTATCTTGATTAGAAATATCTATATCTAAATTTATTTTAACAGCTTCTAATGTGGTTAATGCGTTATCTGCTAACATTATTTGACCTCATGTTGCCAGCAAGTCTCTCCGTGAGTAGCCGGACGGTTACAAGAGAGGCCAGCAGCGGTAACACCAATACACTTCTTTTCTTCTGGAGTTAGAATTTCTTCCTGCTCTATTTTCATATTTTCATAATCAAGAATTTTTACCAAACCTTTTTTATGAAGTTTAATTGCTTCACTTTTTTCAATAAGAGGCATCGACCCCATTCTTCTTTTATCTAATCTTTTACATCTTACTTTTTCTTTTTCTTTTTCTTTTTCTTTTTCTTCGGCCATTTTATACCCCTGTTGATAAAAAAAAGAGGCAAGTAGGAGTCGAACCTAAATGCCTCTGTGGGTGGCGGCAGTGTATTAATTACCACCACCCAATGTTAGGTTATGCAGAGAAGTCAGTGCTAAGGACAGCGATATCGCTATCTCTTCGCAGTTTCACATCATAGTGAGTGACCAACTTAGCGATCACGAGGTCAGACGAGAACTTCTGGTGCTCACTGAAGGAAAGCTCCATCTCAGTAAGGATACCAAGTAAGATAGCCGAGAAGTCGCCTACGTAAATTCGCGACTCATCATTATCTCCATCTCCAGAATCATCAGCATCTTCAATGACCATATTCGTTCTATGGACCATCTTACCAACAAGTCGAGAATCAGACTCACGGAGACCAGGGAATACCAGGACGCCATTACTTCGCTGTCTACGGAGGCTCAAGTAATCACGGTCACCCATGATCACAGAGACATCCTCAGGCGACACGTTAGCATCAAGGACAGCCTTCTCAGCAGCATCAAGCTGTGCCTGAAAAAGATCCACATTAGTTGCAGTACCAGAAGCAGCCGTATACTCAAACTTATTACCAGCAGCGATTTGACCCCAGATTCCACCAGGGACAGTAGATGAAGAGGTTCCTCTAAGAACCGTCTCATCCATCTTTTGAGCTACAGCCTTCATAAGATCTTGAGCAACAAAGGAAGTTCCGACACGCGAGTCAGTTCGAAGGAAGTCCTGAGAGATCTCAGCAAGAGCGGTTAATTTCTTAACATCAAGCTCGATCTGGTTAAATTCAGGCCCATCATCACTAGCAGGAGAACCTTCACCAATGTGAGAGGCGGTAGCTTTAGCATTTTGACGACCAATGAAAAGCTTTTTGCCAGTCATAGGGATCTTCTGAGCACCGGCTCGCATAACAACGAGGCGTTTGTAAAGCTCAGGGATAACGTCAGCAGCAAGAGGCTCAGGAATAGTGCTTCCGCCACCACCATTAGTACCGGTGCCTAGAAAACGCTTGTGGAATTCCTTGTCTTCGATATAATTACCGAAGTTTCGGGTCGATCCTTCATTAGCCCATGCCTTGCACATAGCTTCAAGACCGGTAGAGAATGCTTCTCCTTTACCAACCTTATAATCACCCCATTTAGAGTTTCTTTTCTGCGTATGAACAGCAAATTCTTGCGTAAGTTCAGATTTAAGGGACTTGGTACGCGTTTCCAACTTCTCGTCGATAAAGCGGTCTAGTTTTTCGAGATTACTCTCTTTTTTCGTTTCTTCTTTTTGTTTAGTCATTTCTTTTTTCTCCAATTGGATTAATTAAATTCGAATTCATCAAAGTTGATATCAATATCTTCTTCAAAATCTCTTTGTTCTAGTTCATAAACTAAGTTTTCGAGGGAATATTCTTTCCTCTCTGAAGAGATTATATCACATTCATCTTCTTTATGTGAACTTTTTATTTGTTTAGTAATTTCTTCAGCTAATTCCTCAGAAGATTCTACAGTATTTTTAATATTAATTACTCTTTTCTCTTCTTTTTCTTCCAGTTTATCCATAAGTTCTTGAATAAGAGCCCTGGCAGCAGGATCTCGTACTTCATTTAACGAATAAGACCTTGAGGTTACCAAAGATTCTTGGTTTCCAGGGACACCGACGACAGAGATCTCTAAAAGTTCTCCTCGATTGTATCTTATGTGGTCTTCTTCATCTTCTGCGGACCTTGGGTCAGGAATAAAACCAATAGAAACAGCATTAATATATTTATCTTTTACTTTCCTGCAAATTTCCATTGCCCATCGGTCTTTCTCATCGAAAAAGATACTTCCTACAAGAGCATCGCCTTCTTTTCGTACCTCAGCTCTACCAATAGGCATATCTTCTGACCAGTGGTTGTAAAATACGACAGGATTCTTGCTGTAGCTCTCAATGTCGAGACCTTCAACAGAAATAACAGTATTATATCTGTCTACAACTTCTTTTGTCGCCACAATACGGATCTCATTAGGGGCTAGTGCTCCTGATTCAAACTCTCTAGTGACTTTAACTAATGCTCTGTTCTTTGACTCCGCATCGGAGCCTTTCTCTTCTTTTGTACTCATTATGTGCTCCTTACTTTGGAAGTGTCTTGGTTAAGTTCTTCAAGTAAACCTTTAAAATAAATTTGTTCCTTCATAGACCCCATACTCCTCATTGGCATGATTGTTTTTCTTTCTTCTTCCTCTTTTACCTGCATATTACCCTCTAGTGCTGTATCTCCACCAATAATAGGCTTCTCACCGGCTAATCTTCTAGCCTCATTGATAGAAAAGCTTCCTGGGAATGCTTTCATAATTTGGAACTTAAAATCTTTATCGTCAGGGACAATAGAATCAGAGGCGAGCCTAAGCCTGTGCTCATTAGATATAAGAGGTAGAAGTTTAACAGAAAGTTCATTTAAAATGTGATTTAATTTAGGAGAAACAACATTCTTTTTAAAGATATACTCTGCAGCATCTATAGTAGATCTATTAGAGTTTTGTACATTCCCAAGAAGTTCAGGAGGGATGCCGAAAGTTTCTCTGATTGTATTTGAGGAAAATTCTCTTAATTTTTTTAGGCCTAAATCTTTAAAAGAAGAAGAAATTTCTTTTATAGTTATATTATCTGCATTAGAAAAGCTAGGTTTACCTGATTTGCGAGACCCTTCGTGCTTTTCCTTCCAAGAGGAATCTATTTGGAGAACCTGATCACTAGAAAGTCCAGAATAATTAACAATTAAGTCTGGTCTGGCATGATTTTGTAGATAAGCAGCCTCATGACTAGCAGCAGCCTCTGAAATATCGACTTCCTGAGACAGCACAGCACCGTATGAGGTACCACTCGTGTATGGTTGCCTCATATCAGGCATCGTAATCATAATAAGGTCTACGTCTATACGCGCAGTCCTTGTTATGTTTCCAAACTGTATTGTTTTCTCTCCATCACTAGTATCTGTGACTTTTGTAGGGGGAATGGGTATTAATGAGCCATCTGGAAGAATATATACATAAACTTTACCTAAAATTAACAAATATGCGGAAATTAACCACATAAAAGAATATTTGCTGTGAAATTTATTAGGTTTTTCCAAAAGAGAGAGGACGGAATGTTGGGTTTCTCTTACTCCGTTTCGTTCAATGTGAATATCAGTGTCAGCTATAGCAGTAGATATTAGTGAGACACACGAATAAAGCATCGGGTTCTCATGGAATGCGTCTAACATTGCGTCTTCAGACATTCCTCGGTTGCTATAGTCGCTTAAAAGGAACTGTAATTGACTATATAATGGGTTTGAACCATCCTTAATAGATCTATTCTTTGATTTAGAGAACAAACCTTTTATTTTGTCAGTAAAACTTCCCATATTATCGCCTATTTGTTGTTATTTGTAATAGTATAACATATAAAAACATTATAATAAATTCTTAAGGAATGAATACGAAATCAGAGGAACCTTCTGTGCCGTTCATAGAGATATCGAACGCCATAAGAGAGGCAAAGAAGATATCTGCGTGTCCTGTCTTAGTGCTCTTGGCTTTGAATTTCACTTTAGCATTGGAATCTTTGCGTTCAATGGAAGCAAATGCGTTAAAAGTAGCACGATCATCAGGTATTCGTAATTTCTTTTCTTCTAGTTGGAATTTCATTTCATAAATATCGCTTTGGGTATCTCTCCAGTGTCCAGAGTTATAAACTTTTACATTTTCTTCTTTATATAAATTTTGTAAGTCTTGAGAAATAGCTTTCCCTTCTCCACAACCATCAACACAGTAGCCTGTGTAGTCTCGTCTTTCTAAATACCTTGTTATCTTTTCATATTGTTCTGAATAATCCATCTCGACCCCTGCAGGCTTGACGATATAGGGATCTAGGATATATCTATAATCACCTGACACAAGTACAGTAGAGATAACGGATGCATCGTTACGAGAAGCTAAATCAATTCCTGCAAAAAGATTATATTTTTCTTTATCTTTATTTTTACTTTTCCATCCAGGGATATCATCATATTGGGAATTAAGTAGTAATTGGTTTCCGAAATATTGTGACTGGTCGCCTAAGAATTTACACTCGAACTCTTGTTGGAAAATATCTTTTGGATATCTTTTCTTTAATTCTTCAGGATCCACTGGAAAACCTTGTGCTGCTGCAGTATATACATCAATCTCTTGTCTAATCCACTTATCATAGAAGCCACTACTATTACTCCAGATATCGTAGAACATAGAGCCTACGGTTCCTAGAGGAGTAGAGAGAGCAAGGATTTTCATTGTAGGATTACTCTCCACAGCAGGAGAGATAGCGGCCCAGAGTTCTTTAGAATTGGGTTGGAAAGCAAATTCGTCCAGTATAATAAGGTATGCTGAACGTCCACGAATTCCTTTGGCAGGTATTGCGATAATTCTAGAATTATTTGTAAAAGAAATCTTTTCTTTTTGTATATTTGCGTCACGAAGTTCTGGTTTTACTCGTGAGAATATTTTTACCCATTTAACAGCACGCTCTAACAATTCCTTAGCGTCTCTATGAGAAACACTTGTTAGGTAGATGTCTCGATAGTCACCAGAGATAGCAGCGATGACTGCAGAGATAACGGCAACCTCTGAGAGACCAATCTGTCTTGATTTGTTAACGATAGTGAAACGATTAGAGAAAACTTTCTGTATAACTTCTTTCTGATAGTCTCTTAGGTAATTTTCTAGGGTTTTATTTAACATAATTTCTTTACTGTGTGTGTATATATATGATATAATAGGTATATAACAAAGGATGATTAACCAAAGGATTTGAAATGGCTACATATGACAAGCGTTACGTTCTCACATTGACTCAGGATATGTTCGGTCAGCTTCAAGAAGTTGCTGAAACAAAGAATATTTCCATAGCAGCGTTAGTGAGGATGACATTAGCACAGATGTTGGACCACGAGTTCAATAAAAAGGAACAATTTAGCAAGTTTTTACTAGATTTCTCCAGAATAGAAGACTTAGGAGACGAAGAGTCGAACGAAATTAAAAAAAGACTACAAGAAGAACTTAATTCTTTCATGGGAGATCGATAATGATTACTATTAGTATAACACCTTTTATTTTATTCCTAATAATCTTTTCTTTAGTAAGTATTTTGTTTTTATCTATATATCTTACTTCAATTGTAAAAGAAAAGAAATTCTCAGAACTTTATCAGAAAGATTTGGATAAATGGAAAGAAATAATCCATTAACATCTCTTAGATAACCAATATAGACCTCAGGACTAGAAATCCTGGGGTTTTTTTGTGCATTTAGTATGCTCAGATACCTTATTTGCACAAGAAAGAGAGGTTAAACCGTCCTGGATAGTTGGAATTCCCCGGCTAGATTGCTCAGATTCATAAAAAAGATTAGAATAAATTAATAAAAAAACCAAAACAAACCCAGTAATTTGTATAAAAAAGATAGAAAAATCTAATAAATCATCCATTATTCGTCCGATTCCCAGCCTCGATTGTTCTCCCAGGGCTGCTCAAACTCGTAATCCTCATTAGATTCCAAGTCTTCATTGTCTACTTCTATCAAATCGACAGGTTCTTGTGGTTTATTTGAGATACCTAAGATAGATAGTACTTCTTTTTCGCTCACATCTTCATGTTTAACGTGCAATTTCTCCACAGCAGTCAAACCGCCGATAGAAATTAAGTTTTGCAGCATTTTTTGTTGCGAATTTTCTAATCCACCATGCAAAGCCCCGTTGATAGCAGTCTTAACGAGCTTAGGGAAGTGATCAGAAAGCATTTGACACCCTTCACGGATGGAATCCTCACGACTTTCTATCATAACCTGTTGTAAATATTCGTTTTGTAGCCTAACTCTTTCCTGGAAATCATATACCTGGTTCCATTGAGAGATAGTACCGGCACTAATATCCATATCTTTTGCAACTGCTTGAAAAGTTCTGCCTGGACCTTGCTGATAGTAATGACTTAACACCTCAGATAGTCTAGGATCAGCCCCTTTAGGAAGCCTTAGGTAGTTTCCATCACGATTACTCTCAATTTGCTCAAGAGAAAGTTTTCTTTTTTCCTGTTTCATTGTGCTTAGCTTAGCCATATTACCTCCACTTGATTCCTTGTGTGTTTATTTTACCATAAAACCGATATAAATAGAAAATACATAAAAAAACCCCCAAACTCGTAAAGAATTTGAGGGTAAAATGTAACTTTGGGTAACTTTTATATTAAGCAACCCATTTATAAGTTTTTCTTTTAATAATATTATGGATACTTGAAGTAGATATCCCATATTTCTCAGCTAATTCAGACTGAGTAAACTTTTCAGTCCGATAAATAAATCTAATCTCCTCAACTTCCCCACGAGTAAGAGATGCAGAGCTCTTGGACTTCTGGATACGCTGCTCAAAGGTATCTTTACGGCCAAGTGTGGGATGATCTTCATTTTTAAATCTTTCTTTCTGAGATTTGGACTGCTTGAGCTTAGTTTCAGGATCCTTCCAGAATTCTTTGGATCTTTTAGAGAATTCTTTTTTATATTCCTTAGTATTACATCTTTTTTTCTGAATTCTAATAATTTTTTCTCTATATTCAGGATTCTTCCACATCTCAGTCATAACTTCTGATTTCTTTTGCAAAACTTCTTCAGAAAACTCCATTCCTTTCATTGGAGCCTCTGCATCCTTAGCAATATTGTACAAACAATCCCAGGAATCTGTCTCAAGATAGATATCAAAGACTTCTTGCTCAAGTTTTTGTCGTTCAGCTAGCTTACACTCATGAATTACTCGAACTTTGAAAGATTCTCTGCCATTTTTATTAAAAGAGTTTTGTAAATAAGTGTTACTATGCTTATTTTTTCTCAATTTACAGAAATGACTGCTAATTCTTTTTTTAAAGTTCTTAGTAGACCCAATATACTTCTTGCCGGTGTTAATATTCTTTATTTCGTAGACACATGCTGTTTGGTTCTTCATTTTAGACATCCTTTAATATCTATATCAATGTTATATACTTATTATATCACACAGAAATGACAGGACGTAAAAAAAAAGTCAAATAATATAGGGTAAGTGCTATTTTTATTGGCGGACGAACACATATCCACCCTGTAATTGGTGGAAAGGTGTGACTTGCCTGAGATGGCTGACTTGTGTGACTGTTTTAGGGTGTCTAAGAGGTAAGGGAGAGCTTAGGAGGGGGTATATACCGGGTTGTGTGAGCGAGACGGGTTGTGTGGGTTGTGTGGCTTATCTGACTTATCTGACTTATCTGGTTTTCCTGGACCTTCTAGGATATCCAATGAAGCAAAGGCTGAAGGGATTTTTTTAAAAGGCGTGAGCATCCTGAAAGTTCTAACTTTATGTGAATATTCTGAACTATCTAATATTTCTAAACTATCTAGATTTTCTTAATGCAATAAGTATGCCAAGTTTTTTATTTTTATCTAAATTACCCTATTTTTTTAATGCCTCGGGGATATTTATGTAAAAAATTAGATTTTTGGCCTCAGAGTGTGCCATTTTGTCACACCCCTTACCCTACATTGTTTTCATATACCCTACATGATTCCCTACATAGTCCAAACCCAGTATAGGCCTCATATTATTCAATTGATGTAGGGAATGTACCCTTTTTCATAAACAAAAAGATTATAGAGAAGTGATTTCATAAAAAGAGAGATATGTTTTTCTATATAAAACTTTCTCAAAACGGCCAATTCCCTACATTGCCTACATAACCCAGTATACATGCGCTGAAGTGTCCATGTAGGCAATTTTCTACCCTACATTGCCTACATGATTTTAGGCCATTTGACCCTATTTGTAACCAAATGTAACAGACTTGTAAAGTAATGTAACAGGTTGTAACAAAAGTTAAAGATTCTAATTGAAAACGATTATCAATAAAAAACCTCCCTTTTGCCGCTATATTGGTAAATAAAAAAGATTGTAATAACTTGTAACAATTCAATAATAACTACAATATCCAATAAAAAACCCCAGGTATTTCTACCTGAGGTCTCAATTTGGGGAAAATCTAATAATTAGAACATACTAGAAACTTGTACAGAATAATGATTCCCTGATGTTTTTCTTTTTGACTCGATAAAATCAAGCTCGTTTATAATCTTATAGAACTTCTGCCTTCCGAAGGGTTTTAATCCAGCATCATCAGACCAGTTTCTATAACACTGATAGGCGTCAGTAGCTTTCATGTAGTTTTTGTCATCAAACTTATCCTCCATTCGGTGAATATCAGCCCAGGCTATCGCACTATTAGAAGCCATTCTCCACTTCTTCTTCTCATCTTCAGACTCCTGAGGAACAATAAGACCGTTCTCAATAAAGTCTTTAAAACCCTCAACAGCCCACGCTGCAATGGAATCTAGCCGCTTATTGAGTTTATCTTTGAGCTTCTCGTCCACCTTCTCAGGATCGTCTGTGAAGTTAAATGGAAAGTCCACCAACACAAACCTTCTGAAGAATCCAGCACTATCATCCTTGGTCACAGGAAGTTTATTACAAGAGAATAGTGTACCACCCTCATATACAACCTCCTCGGAGTTCTTATAAAGCTCTCGGGCACTAAAAGCATCACCACCCAAGACCTGCTTCAACAGACCAGTATCCAACAACTCTTCTCTGGAGACATCAGCCACAGTATTGAGCATCTTATTCTTTAGCTGAATCGCCAAGAACTGATCGCTCATATCTTGAGGAGAAACGTGAGCAATATTCTCTCTACCCACCAACTCTTCAATGACAGAGATAAAGACAGATTTACCACCACCACCAGGACCCTTAAGGAAGGTAGCTTTCTGCGTCTGATAAGCCTTACCAAATACCACAGCCCCTACATATTGCTGGAGATATCGCACCTTCTCCATCGATCTAGAGATCTGCTCCTCAGTAACATCTTCATCAGCCGTAAATTCACCCGTCTTCTTATCTCTATCACCTTTAATAAAGCAGGACATCAAGAAATTCTCCCAAAACGAATAATCAAGACTCTGGTCGTAGTTCACAGGAATTCTATTCGTTGCCTTTAGGCCAATGGGTGTCTTACTACCCTCAACCTTCACGAAGCTATCCTCATACCATACCAGAGAGCAATTCTTCGCCACAAAACAAGGAGGACGGTTAATGAAGAAGTTCTTGTACTGCTCTGCGTGAGAATGCATAAATTTAAAGACCCCTCGGACCTTAGAGTCATTAGCATTAAGCCTCCTAAGCCTCATCTCTCCCTCCTTATCCACACCATCTATATAAGGGTGTTGGCTAAGGCTTCCGATAACTCTTCTAATCTCATGCTCACAGACATCTCTCCATAGTCCCTTCTTCGTATCATAAAAGACCATATCGCCATCTTTCAAAACGAAATCAATCGACTCAAAGTCCAACAGGCCACTAAACTCAACCTTATCACCCTTCGATCTGCAATTAGTACTCCAGAGAACTTCCCCTTTAAGAGAATTTTCAGGAAAAACTTTATAATAATTATCAGAAATATACGTCATCAGGCTCATCTCATCAGGCCCAGGGATCGGATCTTTACGACGGCTCAACGTAGGAGCTTCCCAACCGTTATCAGTAGCAAGATAGATGATACTTCCTAGCGTCACCTTATTCTCAGTAGCCTTATACTCACTATTGAAAGTATCCCACTTCTCTTCACAGCCGTTCTCACCTTGAGTAGCCTGGTCTGACCAATCACGCCATTCCTGATAGGCTTTATCTTCATCAATTTGACCCTTCCTTGCGTAGTCGTGGAGAGCCATACCGACTTTAAGCCACGTATCATACTCATCATAACCCTCGATAAACTCTAGGGCACTCTTGACTTCCTTGATACCATATTGACCTCGGATGATAGCAGACTTAGCCACATCCAAAGATTCTCTTCTTTTTTCCTGCTTTTTTATTTTTCTTTCTCGAACTGCATCTTTAGCTAGATTGGAAATATCAAAAACTTGTATCTCTTTGTTAATAATGAGTTCAAATTCCTTAATATCAATCTCCATCCCAGAATAATCTCCAAAGATAAATGGCTCTATCTTGGCCCTGGGGTGCTTTTCTCTTGGCGTATAAAAGATTCGTGCCGGATTCGCACATTTTCTATCCACACCAGGAACATTTTCGATAATAATTTCCATTAAAATCTTATATTCCTCTACAGTAACTGTCTCACTAAAGGGCATGATTACTCTAAAGCGAGGCTCATCCTGTCGCCACTTCCCTTCCACTCCATGGTTATACGAGCTGTATATTAGCTTCTGAATAGCCGGAAAGTATCCATTAAGGAAGGCTAGGATATCAACCTTCCCGTCACCGATATCGTGGTCTTCAAAATCAAGAATTAACCAGTTCACTCCAGACACCAGAGCATCCTGTCTCCATGTTTTTAGGCCTTTATCTTTTGTGCGCCTTGTAGTACCTTTTCCCTTGCGGAAGACACTAGGAAGGATAGCCGGACCATCCTTTGTCGTGTGTTTTGGAGCCTCTCTTCTAAAGTAGTCCTCCATCTCCCTTAAGTTCCAGTACATATCGTCAGTGGTTCTTGCCTCGAAATCCCGCGCATCAGCGGTCATAAAAACCTTCTTCTTTAAAAGGCTTTCTGTCTCATTTTCGACATCATTTAAAAAATCCATTTCATTCATCCTTTAATATTATGTTTAATTATCTCCCCGACTTATTTTGTGCTATAATGTAAAATGTAGCCGGGTTCTTACCTACTACCTTTCATTCTACATCCTTTCCAGAGAACTCTCGACTCTTACTTAGTCGGGAGTTTTTTGGTTTTAACTTCTTCAAGATCTTCTTTCTTATCTCGAATTACCTTGATTAATACATCAGTTACGGTCGTATTATAATCATCAGCAACCTCTTGAAGCCATTGTTTAAGCTCAACATCAATTCTTGCGCTTAAATAAGTTTTTTCTTTCTTTCTTTCTAAAAAATCCATCATTATCTCCTCTACATTCTCTTAATGTTCCATCTACTCAACCAGTATAACACACAAATAACATGACACAACTAAAAAAGTGAAATAATGGCGGTATTTTAGAAAATAAATTCGGTCAAAAGTAACTTTGTGTAAAATCATAACCTCCAAGAGAAAAATATAAACCCCCCTTCATATTATTATCACCTAAAACACTCTCTAAATTTAGGTAAAAAAAAGCCCCCGAACAATAAAGCTCAGAGGCATTTCTTAACAAAAAATCTATTATACACTATTCTCTATTCTCTATCTCTGTCCAAACGCTCAGATATATTTTGTAGATCTCTACTAATCTCACCCAGGATAACCAACATCTCTGTTTGGGAATCAGTTATCTTCTCGTTATTTTCTTCAACCTTTTCTACTCTTGCCTCTAGACTCTCAAACTTGTCTACAGAAATATTTCCTTGGGTAGCACCAATAGTAGTGCCTACTCCTCCAGATAGGAGTGCAGATAAAAGAACATAAATAATTATTTCTTTTAAAGAGTGTTCTCTTTTTTCAATATCTCCCATCATTTTCCTCAGAGGTAACAGCGGTATATCATTCCCCTTTAAAGGGATCTATCAGACCATCTTTCTCAAATGAAGTGCTCTTCTCAAACAAAGATTTAACGTCTTTATAAGGAACAACCTCACTCTCGTGGACTTTACAAACCTTATCCATAGTCTCTTCCATCCCATAAAAGTAGAATGCAACACCTAAGGTAAGAATGATGCCAGAAATAATACCTATTTTCTTTTTCATGATTATCTCTCTTTATTATAACATAACTTCTAATAATTTATTAATTACCAGGACCTATTTCTTGCACATGTATCAATATGTACAAATGAATCATAAATACCAAGACCTACTTCTAGTCCAGCAACTCGGGCTCCAGCAACAATATACCTTACCATTTCTATAAACTTCTCTATCTCTCCATTAGCAGGGGAAAGATCCATCGCCTTAAACTGTATATGCTGACTTTTATCAGCCCCACCCACTAACTTATTATAATCTGGAGAACGATAGGCACTAAAAACACTAACAGAGTCTCCCCATTGCTCACGTATCGTATCTGCCAAAAGAATAGTATGTTTTATATTATTTATTTTACTATCTGGAGGGGTAATATGTCGATCCCACCTACGATGATAAGTTAATTCATCCTCAGTGAAATAATTAATATTATTTTCTTTTAAAAGTTTTTTAATTTTATTCATTTAATGCCTCAATAATAGTCAGATCATCAGCCGTAGCAACCCTATCTAAGATAACTATTTCAGTCATTGACCCATCATAGTTACGAACTGTTGATACCTGTCTACCTATACCTACTGAAGTTAAGTCAGGAGCCACCTCTTCGCTATCCTCATCAGTGTTACCATCCCAATATGTAGAAATACCAGTACTATCTGCTATAAAACCATGAACTCGTTTCTGTATATCATTAGGATAAGAAGAATCAGCTATTATTGTAACTCCATCATTGACAGCAAATAAGTTACCACCTGCTCTACCTAACACATAACTGGTTCCAACCCCTAACATATGCTGCCTATCCGTCGCAGTGTCTGCATTCTTAGCCACCACAAACTGGCTATAAGGAGGCTCTAATGTCTCATTTAAAGTAATACTCATGCCTGTTTTTTCACCATCTAAAATTATACCGACATCAGGTCCACCCCAAAGTGGTCTATCATCTCCAGTAGCTATTAAGGGCTCTCCTACTCCATCAACGGAGTCGATTCGACCCACAGGTTGCCCAATTTCAATAACCGGTTCTACTCCATCTGGGTCCTGAAACATCACCTTTGCTCCATCATACACAGGGTATCTCATTTGATAAGCACCGACTCGATCCATAGTTGATAATTCATCATAATCTCCAGAACCTTCATATTGAGGATCTAATTGGAAGGTTCCTAAGTTATATGCAGACCTACCTCTTTCAAAGTCAGCAGACACTTCAGCACTAGACCATGTACGATCGTCAATAATTACACCACTTATATCCCCATCAACCCTATCGAATCCAGCAATATAAAGAGGATGCACAGAAGGGCCATCAAAAACAGGAGGAACTTCATCAACATCAACATGAACCCCATTTATATATAGTCGACAATTTTCACCATCTCCAGTTGCACAAAAATGGTAAGACTGAGAGGGAATAAAATAAAGATTTGAAGCTATCCCAAAAGTTTGGTCACTGTCAGTTTTCATCCTAAAATTTACACTGTTAGGGAAGATCTCCCATGTAAACCCCGGATTAACTGGAGTTGCTAATGATGTAGCTATTGGCCACTCTCGGGTACCTATTAGCCTTGCCCAAAAAATAAT